AGGGCCTTCTAGATAACTAGTAAACACTCTAAGTCGAATTTATGGTCTCAAAACCATCCGATAGTTCGGCGTCACTCTCAGGAAATCCTGGGGTAACATCCGGTAGTACGTTGCCTGATGTTTCAGTTCAAGAACGTACCGTTGCTCTCCTTAAAGGTCTTCGCTTGGTTTTAAAACACCATCGCGCTTGTGACCTTGTTCTTAAGGAGCTGGATCTTCAGATCCATGCGTACTTGGATATTTGTCCAAGCGAAAAGGAATGGCTGGCATGCGTAAAGCATTTGCTGACCTACCCTCTCGCTAAGTATCTCAAGAACGCACCCCCTGTTTCTTCAGGGCGGGACTTCGCACCTAGTGGAAGTCTCAGGCGCTACATGAAGAACCGTTTGTCGGTCTTCAGTAGTCGGAATACTCATCTTTGGTATTCCTGGCTCCAGGCTAAGCGTTCTGCGCTGCCTGGGTCTGCCGATTTTATCTCACAGACCTATGCGGATCATGCCGCAACTCTTCTTTCTGAAGATATTGGTCAGGATGCTGTCATCGACAGTATCTTTCGAGATAAGACATTTCAACAAGTTCTTTCTCATCTGCGTAAGCAGATTAGACAGATCCTGTCTGGAGCAAAACCTTATTACGAGGAATTTCCTTCCCGTAATGCTTGTTTTGAACGAACTCGTGCTTCTGGCGGTTCGGCTGCGGAGATTAACCAATTAGTTGGTATTCTCCCAGACTCTGTACCTCTAAGTGATGAACTCATATCCATGAGTTGGTCACCTTGTGGAGGCACCACTTCCGGCCTTCGATCTAACGTCACTTTGGAACGTCGTAGTATCGTTGGTCGGGATGAGTGGGAGTCTACTCTTAGGAGTAAACGTCCCGGTGGTGCCACTTTAGATTGTACAATCCAGGCGGTTTTGGAGCCGCTGAAATGTAGGGTCATCTCTAAAGGGGACAGTCTTCCGTATTATATGGCTAAGCCATTACAGAAGGCTCTTTGGGGATCCCTCCAAACTCTTCCTTGTTTCGTCCTAACTGGACGTCCTTTTGAAAAGGAGGACCTTTACCCGTTGCGGGGAGGTCCTGACGAGGAATGGTTTTCGGTTGATTATTCTGCGGCGACTGATAAGTTGTCGTGGAAGTATTCAAGAAAGATACTCAATAACCTTATTAAAGGTTTGAGTTTTGATCAGTGTCGGTTGGCCCATCAAGTTTTGGGCCCCCATAACCTCCACTATCCTGATCCCAACAACCCTGGAGTACCTCCTACCTGTAAAGGTCGGATGAAGTCCGGTCAGTTGATGGGTTCTGTTCTTTCTTTTCCGATACTCTGTTTAGCCAATCTTGGGGTCTACCTTCGTGTGACCCAGGCTTGTCAGGGACATCTTAGTTATGAGGAACGCCTGAGGAGGGTTATCATCAATGGTGATGACATGCTCTATTGCGCTCCCCGGTTCTTTTGGGAAAAACATATTGCCGTTAGCGGTGCTGTTGGTCTTAAGATGTCAGTTGGTAAGTCCTATGTCCATCCTGTATATGCCAATGTTAATTCAGTGTCATGTCAGATGGATCTTCGACGTCCCAACAGTGTCGTAACCAGGATTGATTTTTTAAATTCTGGTCTTTTCCTTGGTCAGCACAAAGTTCAAGGTGCGAGTGATGATTCTAATCATCATGATGCCAAGGGGTCAACCGGCTTTATCGACATTATTCCAGAGATCCTTAGAGGATCCCTTCCTGGAATGGAGAAGAGCCTCTTGAAGGCCTATATGAATCTCCACAAAGATGAATTCTTTGATGAATCCGTCTTTGTATGCGATAGAGGACGTTATCAGAGATCCTGGCTTCGTTCTGTTTCCTGCCGAAACCTCTTCCTCCCTCGGGAGATTGGAGGTCTTGGTATTCAGAAGATACCTGGAATGAGGTATGCAGTTACACGAACTCAGAAGATGTTAGCATCATATTTGTTTCAAGCCTCATATCTCCGATATTGCCCTGTGGATTATGAAAATGGTACTCAAGACCGTTCTAGGGTTGTTATCGAGACGAACTTGCGTCCGACCGACCACTC